CTCCATAGATGATAGCATGTCTTTTGTTAAAGACTTAGATAAAGCTATACCACTTAATCTTAATCCAGTTGGATTTAATGACTGGTATATAAAAGATCTTAAAGATAAACTACATATTCTAGAAGATTATATTCTCAGCGGAAAAGTTCATTATCTTGTATTCGCTCACGGAGCAGATAGCACAGAAGACGACGACACTCACGGCCAAATAACTGATAAAGAATGGATTAGAGTTAGTAAAATAGTTTACAGTTTTATTAAAAACATTGATAAAACATTAGGTAGGCCTTTTCCACTCACATTAGCTTTCTTTGGTGGGTACCGCAAGAATTATGATGAAGTTTTAGATTTGCATTTAAATGATTTAGAAATTTGTCATTTCAATCTTTGTAAAAATTAATTTATATTTTTTAATATATAGGTTTATGAAGTTTCTTAGATCTATATTAGAAGAATTTGGAGTGAAGAATTTGCCAATATCTTCATTTTTGAATTGGAGTGATATGCAATTTGACGAAACAAGAAAAACAAAAGCTTCTAAGTATAAAAAATATGGTGGTAAAGAAATTGCAGAACAAAGAAAATCTTTAAAGAAGAAGATAAAAGTAGATATAGATAAACTTAAAAAATCAGAAGATCCTGGAATATATTTTGTACCTAAAGATTCACAGAAGATGCAATTTTTTACTCTGGATTTTTATAATGTTAGATACAAAAAGAATGTAGTTGATATATTCCATAAATGGGGAATAGATACACTTGAAGCAAAAACACATTTTAGTTTAGAAGATAGATTAAATAGAGTACACTTTTTAAGAGGTGTTAATCCACAATTAAGAGGAACAGGATTTGCGGAGCTTCTTTATAGAGAATTTATACATTATATTGGTTGGGCGACATCAAATGCTGACGCAAAAGGTGGTGTTAAAATAATTTGGTCTAATTTAGCCAAATCTGATGATTTCTATACAGTTGTCACTTATTTTGATGTTCTAGCCATAAGTAAGAAGAAAGGGTACACTCAAGAAGAAATAAGACAAATAGTTTTTAGATTTATAGAAGCCAAAGTAGAAGATATTTATAAGTATAAGGGAAGAACAGAGGTTGATCCTGAACTCATGGAAATGTTTCCAGAGTTAAAGAGTGATATTTATAGAAAAGGTGAAGTTGTTAAACGATATCAAAAAATGATCAAAAAAGAATTGGATCATCTTCCTTTCATAAATGATTCGCTTATTATAAATAGTAAAGGAAAGGAGGAAATATCATTAATAAGAGATGTATATTTCCAAGACGGTAGAATATACTATTGGTGTGTAACTAGAGAAGGACATTTAATTATTTCCCCTTATATCGAAAGTGGTGTTATAGGGTTCAGCAAAGTTATATGGAGTGAAGTTGATGGTATAGATAAATATACTTTACTTGAGCAAGATGTTGATGTCACAGGTATTGTGCCTGATACTGCTGATATAAGAATGACAAGGAGAAATGTTACTGTGCAAGATCTTATAAATGGTGTGAGATTGGCTTACATACCAAGAAGAACAGTTTACAACGGACAAGAATTATATAAACTTGTTATAAGTAGAACAAGAGTGAAAAATGCTTTGGAAGTGAGAATATCACAAGATGATCCAAGAAAATTACAATTGATTAAAAACCACGAATATTATAAAAGAATATTCATAGCAAGATAATTTATTACTTGTTCATCATCCAATTCCTTTATATCAGATTCCCACACATAAAAAACTTTATAACCGTAAGATTCTGCCAATTCTCTTTTAACTCTATCTCTTTGCCATATGGATGAAACCTTCACTCTTTTAAAAGGAAATTTCAAAGTGTCTTTTTCTTTGTAAAAAGATGGATTTGCGTGCCAAGTGTCACTGTTCACGTCAATTAATAGATTATTTATTTTTATATCAAAGAATTTCCTACCTACCATAAATCTTCTGGTATATGTTATATTCATCTTATCAAGACAATTAGTTATCTTAGATTCTATCTGTGAATATATCTTATCCATAAGATAATCTTTTTGTTCGTCCGTTAGATTTAACCAGTATTTATAACAAATTCTATAAAGTTTTTCTATTTCTTTTTTCATATGTTCATCCATATCTTTTGGAATAGATAAACTATTGGAAACAAATAGGTTTTTCAAATTATTGAAATTTTCTATATTTCTAGACGCATTGAGTCTCTTGTTAAGTTTTTTATCCTTTACGAATTGTAATTTAGATACGTTATCCACTCCATATTTAGCTAAACAAGTTTTCTTATATTTCTTTGAAGAAATTTGTTTCGAACTAACTTTCATAGTCCTTCTTTTAATATTATAATAATCTAGTAAGAAGATGATATTCTTATAACTTATGTTATAATCTTTCCTGATATCAGGTAAGCTTTTTAGTTTAATAACATATTCGTCGAAAAGAGTATTCTTTGTGCTTATAATAGGAAAGTTATAAGATAGGAATTCAAATTTGATTCCTGCTTTTGTCCACACTTTCATATTCTTGTTACATCTGTATATGTGGCGACCGTCAAAACGGTTTATTCTATTTTTACAAAAAGGGCAATGCATGATCCTGTATATATTAATAGTGAAAAGTTGGAATACTTCATATTTTTCAGTTAAAAAAGCACCGAAAAATGAGAAAAATAATAATATATATAGTATTAAATGAAGTTAAAATTGTATGTAAGTCTAATGACAAACATAATAAAAAATAATTAAAAAAATATGCCAATTCCAACAAAAGATTTAGGAAAGTACAAACGTCCAGGTATTTTCATTAATGAGATTGACCAATCTTTTATCGCACCTCCTATTCAAGAGATTTTGATAAATTTGGTACCTGGTTTCTCTAAGAAAGGTCCATTCAATAAACCAGTTCAAGTTAACGACCCAACAACCTTCGAACAAATTTACGGACCCGTAGACAAAAACCTTGAAAATAAAGGGTCATATTTTCATAGAACAGTTGAAGATATGTTAAATACTGGTCCTGTTTGGGCTCTTAATTTATTAGCAACCGATCCAACAAGAGATACTCTTCAATGGGAATCTATTTCAGTTGCAGCTCAATACGACAATGGTCCTGAAAATACTGCAGGATATGAATATTTCTTCAATCGTCAAGATTTCTGGGAAAGAGATGTTGAGTCTTTTATGGATGTTGTAGATTTAGAATATGCTACAAATTCAGGTACTCAACCAAACCCAGCCCACGATTTATTTAGTATTACTAACATGGGTGATAAAACTGTCACAGTATGGACATACAAATCAGCTATCACAGGATTTGACGTAACAGCAGAAAGTTGGTACGGCGGAGCTGACAAAATTCCTTTATTCATGAATCCAAAAGATTATATTTCTGATTATATGATTAGCATTCTATCAGTAGTTGGAGATTTCACAGATTACGCGACATTATCAGTTGATACATATTGGGGACAATATTTCAATACTAAGGGTCTTATCAAATCACAGGTTCAAAACTTTGTAAATGATAGACTTACAAATGTTAATGCTTATTATGATGTATGTTTAATTCCAAACTTTAGAGATGTATCTGGTTTAGATATGTATATAAAGGATGTTGTTAATGCAGCAACTAATACAACAGGTCTTTTCTGCTACTACAACGAAGAAGCATTATTAAATGCAGATTATCCAAAAGGAAATATTGATACAATTGGTGCTACATTAGTTGTTCACGAAGATCCTTTAAATGGAATTCACGAAAAGAAAAACATTAACTTTATGTCATATAAAATGAACATTGGTGAAAGTTTAACTTATACTGAAAAACCATTGGATTATCCACAAAACGTATTTGGTAACTATAGTAATGATTTATCAGGTTCAACTTTTAATGGTATTACAACAAGATCTGCAGCCAATACAAATTGGTACACGAATATACATCCGGAAAATTCAGATATCTTCTCATCAACTATTACTGGAGTAACAACATCAGCAATTACTTTAACCGTCGTATCTGGTTTTACAGTTAATGATCTTATCTATTTTAGTAAATCTTTTGGTACAGTAGATAGTACACAACCATATTATATTTTAAGTATAGATGGAAATGATATCACTATATCTTTAACTAAAGGCGGTCCAATATTAACAGGATTATCATTCGTAGCCAATACATTTGCTTATACTTTGAAGCAAAATTTCTATGATAGTGTTGGTTCCTTTAAATATACTATAAATACAAGCTATACTTTATCAGATAGCACATTATATTTTAACCCATTTGTTATCAGTAATAGTGCAGCTACATATAGCAGATACGATGTTGTATATTTAAGCTCGGATTACTCAATAATTCATACAGTAAAAGGAAATCAAGTAACAGGCACTTCACCAAGTAAGCCTAATTTCTTACTAGGGAATAATACAATTATTCTTGGTTATATGAAATTATCATATTCTTTAGTTGGTAGTGTAACACCTACTTTTACAAAAACTTGGTATCCTATTACAGTAAGTGAAACAGAGTACTTAGTTTTATCTAATGGAGTAGATATAATTGGAACATCAGGCGTAACAGCAACAGGCAATTACTTAGATTTAACATTCTTAGGAACATCTGGATCGACTGATTATACAAATTATATAAAATTAAGAAAACTAAAGATTTTCACAGAAATTTACACCAGTTTATTAACAGGTCAATCTATTATAATCAAAAAGACTGACGGTAGCAAATACGCAGTTTCAGCTACAATTTATGAAGCTACAACTACTACAGACGCTTATATTAGAATATTCTTTAGTTTAGCTACAAGTCCATTTGATTATTATGTAAGTGGAGAATTTTTAATCTATTATGTAGATTTTGAATTAATATTAGTTCCATCTTCGAAAAATTTACAATATTTGATAACCACAGATAAAGTTATAGGAGCTCTTCCAGGACTTGGTTGGACAAATACTGGCATCGCAGCTAGATATTCAACATTATATCTTGATTACTATAACGGTATGATAAATAATGGCGACTATATCTATTTTGATAATGATTCAGGTCAAACTGAAATCTATTCGAAGATGTTTATTGACACAAATAACAATATGACTCTTGGTTTCGCAAGTACACCAGAAGGAACAATAGGTGAAGTTGTATTAAGTCAGGTTGATTTAAACTATGATTCTGAATTAAAATTTTATTCAGACAGATCTAACTACAAACAAACTCTAGAAATACAAAATACAAGTTATATCATAGATCCAAAGAATATAAACTATGTTTATGTTGATAAACTTAGATACGCTGAAATAAACAAAGGCTGGTACTTGGAAGCATATTATGACACGTCATATTATGATTCCCCAGGAGAAGGTTACATCTTAGGAGAAATGCCAAGAAAACTTGTTAAAATCACTAAGACTTCTATTGATACAGTTAATCCAAGTTACAAGATCCTATATACAGATGGACCAATTAGAATATCAGCTAATACGTCTGGAACAACTACAGATTATTATTCAACAGCTTATATGTCAATTGACAATTACGCTACTGAGTATAATGGTTTGGCTATGAAACCGTTCGTAGTACATCCAGATTCTATTCCAAATGGGACAGACGCTAGATTAACAAGCATTCTTAATGTTATTGCAAAATCAACAAACCTCGCAAAAGGTTTGGCTAACAAGAATAGAATTACTTGGAGATATTTAGTTGATAGTTTCGGTTTAGGATTAACAAACGAATCAAAACAACAATATGTTGATCTTTGTGGAATGAAACTTAATTGTTTTGGTTTCATTAATATGCCAAGCGCAAGACAATTCAAAACATCTATCAATCCAAGCTTTGTCAACCAAGATAGAACTTTGAATACGACTTACATCAAGGAGGGTGGTAATCCTGATCTTAATCCAACATTCCTTTACACATTTGGTACAGGCGTTGGTCAGTCAACAGTTGGTTACTTCTTCCCATATGTAAAGGATGTAAATGACGCATCTAAGTTTATTCCACCTGCCGTTAAGGTAGCTAAAGCTTACATGGGTAAGTTCACTGGAACATTACAAGGCGTCTATCCATGGCAAATCATAGCAGGTCCTCAATTCTCATTGATGAATGATGTGGCTAATACTGAAATAAAATTAACTGACGACGATTTAAATAACTTTTACGCAATGGGAGCAAACCCAATCGTTTACTCACTCAACAGAGGTTATAACATCAACTCTGAATCTACCGCTCAAGTTTATCCAATTAGCTCACTAAGCTATATTCACTCAAGAGAAGTTTTAATAGAACTTGAAAACAGACTTTATGATATGTTACTTAACTATCATTGGAGATTTAACACTCCTGAAATTAGAGCTGAAATCAAGTTCAGAGCAGACCAAATCTGTAAAGAACTTCTAGACTCAAATGCACTCTATGACTTTAAGAATGTTTGCGACAAAACAAACAATACTGATTATATCATAGATCTTCAAATAGGTGTATTGGATACATACATTGAAATTATCAAGGGTATGGGTATCATTGTAAATAACATCACAATCCTTAAAAAAGGAACAATCGCATCTGGTGGTTTTATACCAACAGCATAAACCATTCGAAATGAAGAGAACCTACGGGTTCTCTTCATTTTAATAAAAAATTGAAAGAATATGGATATCTTAAAAACATTTGAAGAATATGGATACGCTACACCAGAACTCGTAGAAATAAGAGATCGTTTAAATAACGGTGAAGATATAAATGACTTAGCTGGGGAATGTATAGAAAACGGTTACTTAGAAGGTCTAAAATATCTTTGTAATGTTGAAAAATATGCTCCAAAAGCTATGAGGGAAAGAACTGATGAAATATTTTTAAAAGTAAATACATCTAAAGCTCTTAGAAGAGTAAGGAAAAGCAACATAGACGAAGATATAAAAAATAATATGATTAACCTTTTAAGTGATCCAAGAATTATTAAAAAGAATAAAAGAATATCTGGATGGTAAAAAATTGAAAAAAAAGATTAATATATATCAGAGGAACAATAGTAACATTAATATATACTAGAAAAGATATAAAAAAATAATATAGAAAAACATGGGATTAGCACATTTTACAAACGTCGATACTGGAAGATTTATGTGGGAACCGATTTTTAAGAGTCTGTTCGAAATAACAATACAACTTCCAAACCTAGTTGCAACAAACTTAGGAGGACAATCACAAATCGGAAAAGTATTATTGGAAAACGCCACTAGCGTGACATTACCAGAATACCCAAAGATTGAAGTGAAACCACAAAGATTCAAATACTCTACACGTGTTTATCCAACATTACCTGCTCAAACACACTTGACCGAGCAAACTATTAAGTTTAACTTGAACGAATCAGTTCCAGTAGCAGATAACCTAAGTAGCTATATCACTGGTAAAGTACCAACATTTAGAGCTATTAAAGATTGGTACGATCTTATCTGGAATAATGAAACTGGACAGTTAAACTATAAAGGTAATTTGTACGGACAAGTAATTATAGACCAACACGACAAGGAAGGTCTTGTAGTTAGACGTATCATATGGCATGACGCAATGCTAACAGCATTCTCAGGTTGGGCTGGTGAAATCAGTTGGGAAAACTATGGTGATATTATGGATCTTTCCGCGAGCTTTGCCGTGGACTATTGGGAGGACTACTACTATTAAGCAATTAATTGTAAATCAATCAGTTACAAAAAATATAGGATATTTATCCTATATTTTTTGATCATTTTTCGCAAAGATTACTGAAACAAATTGAATAATATTTGATATAAAAAATAAAATGAAATTATGGAAAAGAAATTATGTAGGATATGTGGAAAACTAAAAGATTTAGATG